TCAGTCCGGGTCGGTTGCCGAACAGATAACACTGCCACTCTGATTTCTCAGGCGTCAGCGTGAATGTGTATTCCTGTGGCTTGTAAACCCATTTATCTGGGTCTGTTGGGTGGTCATGAAGTGGCATTTTCAAACTCCTAACATTTCAATTGGAAACAATTTGTCATCTTTTAGCCAATAAGAAACTTGACCCTCTGTTCTGATCTCTGCTTCTTTAAATAGCGTTCTGTTGTCAATCCAGCCAACAATCGTCACGGCATCATCCTCGATGTAAGTTTGAACATACAAGTCGCATGGATGATGTTTGTGATACTCGGTCACCAGAATGTGAGCATTCTTATGGCGGGTAGCTTTCACATCAATTGTCTTGCCGTTCCAAATTAAATCAACTGGGTTTTTCCTTTCATTCAATGAAGTGTCAACCATTACGTTGAGATATTTGGCAACGGCAAACTCGCCACGAAATCCATCAATGTCCATGTCATATGGGTTTTGCTTACTCACCTGACGGTCATGGTTGAATTGCATGGCATTTTTGCGTCTTGCTGTTCCAAACAAATCGCAGAACAATAGCTCATGACGGTTCAGTTGGATTCTCATCTTTCTTCTTTCTTGTCTTGATCGCCGGCAGCCCCGCAGCAGGTTCTGGATTTTTATCCAATGCCCTGATCAACGCTTCTGCAAACTCAACAGACATGTTGGCAACATCATCTGGCTTTTCGTATCCACGATTGATGAATGCGTTCATGGCAAACATGGATCCCAGCAGCCTGACGTTCTCTTCATCATTCATCAGTGAGCCTCTTTTTGAAGTTGTTTCAAACGACTGTCAGCATGGCGAAATGATTTTCTGAATGCGTAGACGGCCTTCTCTTCTTCCATGCCAGCTTCAACAGCCAGTGTTGCAAGGACTGTAGACACGCCAGTGAGAATGTCACGTACATCAGTTGCTTCGTAATTTCTCAAGGACGCCAGAACGTTCATAGCAATTTCTTTTATTGGGTCTTTATCCATGTTTAATTTCCAATTCAGCAATACGTTCAGATAACACAACGCCTAGATCTTTGCCTTTGACAGCAATCATCTGAGCCTCTTCGCAGTCATAAATGACCTTGGCAGCATCTTTTAATGCCTTGTTATAGCCCGTGGTGAATACATCGTTGCCATCCACCAACATGCCAATAGCATCCCGAATCAAAACAGAAGCCTTGCGCTGCTTGGCAAACTCTTTAAGTTTGTCGTGGTGTTCCTGCGGCAGGTACACCGAGTATGGGATTAGTTTTCTTGTTTCCATTCTTGGTAGTCTCTGTGAATTTTGTCTAAACGTATCTGTGCTTCTCGGTTTGTCTTCAACTCAGATCTGGATTGAATGTGCAACGTTGCCCTTACCCATTCAACAGCTTGATCAGCTTCTTCGTCAAAGATTTCTTCCTTTACATACAGATACTTCCAGAAGTCTGGATCCCTGCTTAGCATTCCAGCAATTCGGATAGCCTTGTCGCCGGAAAACTCTTCAGCTTTGTTCATGGGTTCTTCGTTGCCATCTACCCTGACAAGCACACACTGATAACGAGAGCCAACAAAGTCACGCATCAAGTCTTCAGGTATGCCGTCTGGGTGGACAGACAGAGCCAGCACGTAGCCGGTTCTGTCTTGTTTCAGAGCAACTTTGACAGCTTCAAAGTTAAGCGTCTTCATATCAATATGGCACGTCTTCGTCAGCTGCTTTTTCGTATGGCTGGGAAGCAGTCAATGCTGTATACGGCTTACCAGTTTTAGAAGTATTGTTCCAAGCAGCGATAGAGATCTTGACTAGATTTCCCTTGGACCGATCCATTTGATCAACCAAAAATGTTTTATCTAAAAACAGATCGCCTCTCAAGTCTGGATGAGCAGGTGACTTCTTTACGTTTTGAAATAACGCACCAGCGTTTGGTTTTTGTTCGTATGCCATGATTTAGCCTTTCGCAAATTTGTTTTTGGTTTCGGTGAACTTGCCCATCATTTCCTTGAAGAAAGCTGGATCAATTTCTTTTACTCGGTCAAAGATGACTTTGTTCTTCTTGAAGATCTTCATAACGTCTGCGTCGTCATGGCAATACTCCAAGAGCATGTGAGCTGCGTCTTTGACGATGTTGAGCCATTCCTCTTGTGAGCATGAATCCTCGGACTGCACAGTGATCTGGAACTCGCCAGATTGGCCTTGCATCTTGGCTGGAACCTTCTCAGCTCGCTTGGGTTCAGGCTTGGGTTCGTCAACGGGTTTAGAAGAATCCACGGCATCATGCTCAACAATCTCCAGCGCAGCCACCCAAAGATAGCGGCGGATGTAGGTTTGCACAGCGCCAAGGTTTTGCACAGGATGGCAGCCCTTGAGGTTGGCTTCAGACATGGGAGACGTGAAGAACAGGACTTCATCAGGCTTCTCGTTGTTGACGATGGCCATCTGAGCCTTGTCAGAGCCGTAGGTCACCATGGCGGTCAGGCCATGCTTGTCCATCAGGTTCAAAGCTGGGATTACAAAGTCTGCAAGTTCAAAGTACTTGTAGCCAGCAAACTTGTTCTCGCCAGTTTTTCTAATTTCCAAACTATGGAACTCAGCTCTTACCTTGTTGAGTTTTAGATAGACATTCATACTTTGCGTCCGGGTCGTGCTTTAGGTGTGCCGTCTTTTTTGTAGCCGTAAGGTGCGTTAACCTTGGCAGCAGGCTTGGCAGCGGGTTTTTCGTTAAGAGCTTTTTCAAGTTCTTTTACTTTGTTTTCCAGATTAATCACGTAGTTTTCACTGGCTTTCTCAACCAAATGATCTTGTGTTGCAAGTTCTTCTACGCTTTCTGTAATTTGTTCAAGAACGTCTTCGGTTGATGTACGCAGCAGTTCGTGAAAAAGTGCGGCTTGTGCAGGTGTCAATTGGATAGTAATCATGGTTACTCCTGTGGGTTTTGTTCAAGATACTGTTGATACTGATTGCACCATTTACTGACGGAGCAGTAGCTGGCGCAGCGGGTACGTTCGCCTTTGCGTTCCACGATCAGATACTTGTCTTTTGGCTTCTCCTCTTGGAGTTGCTTCATGGCAAGCTCAGCCTCGTGCAACGTTGGCATAACGTATTTGGCACGGATATTCCCTTCCTTCATCACAGCCCAAACGGCGGGTTTTTCCCACATCTCTTCGGGTGTGCAGTCAGGCAGGTCGCCTTCCGTTTCCATTGCAAACTCACATGCCGAGTGAGCTGCAATACGTGCGGTGATGAAGGCTTCTCGTTCCTCCATCGTCCACAGCGTTATGGGAAGCTCCTTGATAGGGGCTTCTGGGTAACCAACCTTGGTGTTGACTTCACGGGCTTTCCAATCCCGCAAGATGGCCACGATGCCAAGGTCAGTTACTGTTTTACGTGCAGCATGTTCAACCAGCCAAGCGTAGATGTTGAGTTGGTATTCCCATTCAATCTTCTCGTTCATCACCGCCCAGACGCTGGTGGTTTTGTAGTCCCGAATTGAGACGCCGCCGTCGTGAGTGATTTGCAGGTCGATTGCACCTGAGATGCGCCAGCCATCCAGCTCGGCATGGATACGCTGCTCGATGATGTGGTTGTCATCTTTGCCGTGTTCCAAGACGCTATGAATGGCAGAGCCAAAGATTGACCACACCATGTCAGAGACATCCTGCTCGATCTCTTCGTCATGCTTCTTGGTCAAGGCCACAATCTTGGGGCTGTTGATGAGCTGCGTGACAGACAGATGAGCCTTGCCTTTGCTGTAAGTAGGGCGTTTGAGCACGTTGACAAACGTGTCAGGAATGTTGAAGTTGTTAGTCAGCTTCATTTGCCATCCCCTTGATCGTAGACGCCATGCAGGACTTGAGGTCCATGTCGTTTAGGTTCAGCACGAGTTTCTCCTATGATTAAAACAATCAAAACAATGACTGCTAAGCAACATAGGACGCACCGGTCTAAGTCTTTGATGTCCTGAATTTCTTTGGGCTTCAGCAGCAAAGCCCTCTGAAGTTTGAGCATGTCCGGATCGTCAATCGGCATCCTGATACCATTCTCACGGTAACGGGAACCGATCTTGATACCGGTCTTCGTTGTATAAGGTGTTGTCATATGTTCTCCTAGCAGACGGATCAAGTGTGTCCGCAAAGAGATTATATGTCAATAGGTCGTACTCATGTCAAATCATCTACTATGAACACAATCATTTTTCCATGGCCACCTAAAGAACTATCACCAAATAGTTCATTACATTGGACTAAGAAGGCTAAATATAAGAAGATGTACCGTGAAGCGTGTTGGGTTTTGACGCTGGAATCTCAAGTAAAAATAAATGCGTCCGGGAAAATCCCTATTACTGTTACGTTCTATCCGCCTGACAAACGCCACCGTGATGCAGACAACATGGTTGCAAGCATCAAAGCGGGTTTGGATGGGTTAGCTGACGGCCTGAAGGTGAACGATAGACTTTTCATGCCCACGTTCGTCTTCACCGATGAGGTCAAAGGAATGGTCAAAGTCCAGATAGACGTCTGAATTGCATCGTCTTCTGAGCAATCTCTTCCTTCTTGTTCTTGTAGAAGTCAATCCGCTGGCGTTTCTCTTCAGCCGACAACTTGGCATTGTCCTCTGTTATGCGAATCTGCTGGTTGAGCTGCACCAAGGCCGATCCAGCTGAGCCTGTAAACCCGTTGGCTTGGATAAGACCCTTGTTGACTTCAAACCACTGCTTGGCTTCCTCATGTTGGCCATGCTGGTGCAGGTTCTTGAATGTGTCCATAGCCTGATCAGAACGGGTTTTGAGATCATAGAACAGATCTTCAGCACCACGAGGAATATCTGGCGCAATGAATGAGCCGTACAGGGGGTTGCTGCGTTCTTCTGGGGTTGGTCTGTTGCTTGCAATCAGGTTTGATCCCCACATGGCCACAGACGCCACAGTACCTGCCAGACTACGCATCACATGGTCAGCTTGGATAGGGCTGAGAACTCGTGATCGTGTGCCTTCCACAATGTTGCCGTTTGAGTCTTCCTTGCCCGTGAATGGAATCTGAGTGGCTTCGCTAACCCATTTGCCCAGTTCAGACGTAGCAGCTGAGTACTGTTTGAACGCAGCCAGGTTTTTCATGCTGTCAGGCACAACCTTGCCGCCAGTGTAGAAATCATGGTTCAAGACGATTTCTGTGAGAGGCTTGGCCGCAGTTGGAATAGGACCAGATCCAATTGGACCAGCCAACGCATCTATCGCACCAACTTTGAGGGCTGTACGCAAACGGGTGTTGTCAATCGCATCCTTCGTTCCTTCTTTGGTGATCTTGTTGTAGAGCATCTCAGGAATGGACTTGAAGAAGTAGCTGGCCGAGGTGTGCATTGGGATCAACAACGCATGGTCAACACCAATGGTCTGCATGAGTGAACGGGGAATGTAGAAGTTCCGCATCCGAGTTTGGTCGTCCAACTTCTTGTATTCATCGTCATCACCCACGGCCATGGCATACAGCAAGCAAGCGCTAGTCAGTAAGCCAGCTGCAACGGTCAAACGAGCAATTGCCTTTTGACGGTCAATCCCTTTGAGGTTACCGCTGATGCTGCTCATCTTGGCACCAGAAACAGCCTCCAAGCCAGCTGCCACAGGTTCAGCCAGAGCTTGAGCCAAGACATCAATCTGCTGGGCGTAAGCGTTCATAAACGCAATGGTGCGGTTCAGCATCTGGGCAAATGTTCCAGCGCCACGCTTGTCAAAGTCGATGATGTTGGTAGCCGCAAGGATGGCTTTGCGTTGATCTCCACCCACGGGAAAGCCGCCGGTTTCTTTCATCACACGCACATACACGGCACGACGTTGAGCAAAGTCTGACGCATCTGCAATCTGATCCAGAATGCTTGTCACACGGTCAAAGGAAGACTTGTTAATCAAGCCAATTTCTTGACGGTACTGATGTTCTGCGGTTCTGGCGCTAGAGTGGTAACCACCGATACCGTGAGATTTGAGAATATCCACCACTGGATCTTTTTGAGTCAAACCTTTGGCAAACGATGCAAACACGCCGCCGTACAAAGAAAGCGGGTTTTTGACGCCGCTGACCAGCGCAGCCGTTGGAGCATCCATGAACAACTGTTTGATCTGGAACACGCCAGAGAACGTGATCGAACGACGCAGACCATTGGACACGGCAGACATGATTCTGTTCATTGGAATCTGAACATCCTCAATACCAATGACAGATTGAGCAATCAAAGGATCAGCAATCTGGATATTGATCTTTCTGCCGTTGACCAAAATCTTCACAATCCCACGTGAGAAATCTTCAGTTGGGAATACCTTGAGTTTGCCTTTATCGTTGCGAGTGCCGTACTCTTGAGCAATACGGTTGGCTGCAAAGTTCTTGATCGAGTTACGGGTATACATCATCACGTTGTGGAGCATGTTGTCCACGATGTCATCGATGTCTCTTAATGTTTTACCCTCTTTAAGAATGCTTTCTCTATTAACATTCCTGACGCCTTTAGAGGTGTACATTGGAATATGAGGATCAGAATTTTCGTCCATGATGCGTTGCCATGGCACGTAGTCTTTGATGTTACGCAAGTTGTCAGCACGTTGCTTGCTGAGAATCTTGGCCTTCTCCATCATGTCGATCATGTTGCGGTTGACGTGATTCCAGTTGGTCATCATCTCCCGCAGCTCTGGATACTTTTTCTCCAAAGCACCGAAATCATCAATTGCCTCATCGCTCATGTTCACCTTTTGCAAGGCAATACCAATTACTTTGAGGTTTTCACGAGCTTCCTCAATTTCCTGCAATAAAGCCAGCTGGCGGTCTGCAGACAATGATGGATCAGCTTGTTGAGTCAACAGATCTTCTAAATTACCTTCGCTTTTCAGGTAGTCGTTAACGATTGAACGAGAACGCTTGGCTTCAAAATAAGCCTGAATCACGTTAGCTGCACGTTGAACACCAATCTGCTTTTCCAGTTGGTGTTTTATACCCATGATGTTGGCCATGGAGTACTTGTCAGCAGCTGCATGGAACATCTGAGTTGTGTTGTCAAACACTAAACGACCCAACATGATCACCTGAGTACCAATACGAGTCGCTTTCAAAGCCTGATTCATGGCAACAGAAGCCACCGCACGGCCTTGGCTGTCTTCTAACATACGGCCATACTTTGCCGCATCCGCAGCTGTCAAACCAGCAGTGAAGTCAGTATTTTTGACACGGGTGTAAAGCAGCATACGATCCACGTTACCGACCATGTTATTTACGGCTATACGAGGGTTGTCCACTAACTTGGCGCTAATGTCTTTGGCATCTTTGATGCCGCCCAGCAACTTATCCATCACCGTGTTGGATGTGTGGATAGGAGCATCACCACGGCCATGTTTGGCCAGCAGATCGTCTATGTCCTTGACGTTATTCAAGAACGAGATCTTTGCCCCGCTTGCATGAATAAATTCAGTCAAGGATTGTTTGTGGAAACGTGCTGTCTCGCCCTTGATCAAATCATTGAAGGCTTTATAGACGGCATGGTTGTTGTCAAATCCAAGGACATGCTTGAGTGCTTCAAACAGTTGTTTTGCGAACTGAACAAACCGGTGCCATGGCGTTCCCATCTTGGCAGCCATCAGCTTCTCGGCATTGACAGCCCAGTACTCTGAAGGATTCAAGTATTGGTAGAACTCATACCCGGGCATCTTGTCTGTGGCTGCGTTGAATGTTTCTTCATTGGGTTTTTCAATGAAATCCAACACGGCTTTGAAATACGCTTGAGACTTCTCGTCTGTGTATTTCTTCATGGCCGCTTGCAGAGCTTTAGACCATGTTTCAACAAGAGCTTGGCGTGTTTGGTTAGACATCATCTGCTCAAGACTGTGCATCAGCTCGTGACGAATTGTCACTGCGCTTTCAGCGCCAGATTCCTTGAACAAAGTCACAATGCGTTGAATTAAATCGAAGTTGCCAGCTGCCTTTTCACCAGCACGGACAGACAACTTGATACCACTCAACAAAGAAGGCACACGGTTGTAGATGTAAGAAACAACATCCAACACTTCTTTGCTGATATTCCCTTTGGTGTATTCGCTCAAAGCCTTTTGATAAAAATGCTCTGGCGTATCATTTCTAGGAGCCAACATTTTTAAGTCGGCTTTCAGCTCTTTGGTTGTTTCTAACAGACGGGTCAACTCTTCTTGAGTACTGAGTTCTGTTTTGCCTTCTGCAACCTTACGCAAGATATATGAAGCACGTTGACGCAGAGATTTAAACTCTTTGATTTTCTCTTTGCGTACACGCTGGTTGCGATCTTTGATGCTTTCTTTGATGATGATGTTGGCCAAAGGAGCAGCTTTAGGAGCAAACATTTCCTTGGCTTTGTTGGCCATGGTTGCAGCAATCAAAGTCTCGTCACGGCCATTCAAAATATAGTCAATCGCCTTCTTGGCAACTTCTGGGTCATAGGTGGTAGCTACGCCGTTGTAGAAGTCACCCAGAATATTTGTCAGACCTGAATCAAGGAAGTAAGTGCCGCCCTGCTTCTTACTCTTAGGCACACGAAATTCAATTCTTCTGCCATGGCCGTTGATAGTAAGAATCTTGTCAGGAGATGAGATAACTCCACCCGCCTCTTGCATGAAACGCATGGCGTCGTCAGCGGTTTTGATTTGAACTGGTGCTTCGCGTTGTGCTTTCTCAAAGTCATAAGTACGAGGCATCAAAATGCCTTGAGCCTCTGTGCCGTCTGCCTTGGTGTAGGTCATGATTTGACCAATGTTGTTCACTGCAGCAAAGCCAGCCAAGATGTTGCCGGTCACCATCCAGCGTTTTTCACGACGAACAGTTGCACCTTTGTCAAACATATCCATCAAAGGAATATGCTCGGCCTGCAAAGTATCTGGATTGAGCCAGTTGACGGAAGACTCAGGAGTTAGCTCATACGTGCTGCCGATTTGGGAGAAGCTAAGATTGATCGACTTGGCATCACCGTTGGCCAAAGCAATCGTCATCTTCCAATCAGACCCAGCCATGGGATTCTTGGTCTTGCCTTTATGCTCCAAATCAGTCACCACGCCGTACAAGAACACGCCTTGGTTATTCTTGACGGAGATGGGTGTGCCAACTCTGTAGTTGCTCAAAATAGATTTGATATGAGACAGCTGAAGGTTTAACTGGCCTTTGGCCTGATCAATACGAACTTGGTCAGCACCCTTGGCTTGCAACGAAGCAACGAAATCTTTGGCATATTCAACGCCCTTAGATTTCATGTTTTCATAAAGAGAAGAACTTTTCTCGGCAGCTGTCTGGCCATTGAGATTCTTCTTGACCATCTCTTGGACTTCATCCTTAGAGAATGGTTTGACGGTGCGTTTAACGTCAACTCGCTCCATGTTTGCAGACTCTGCAAAGGGAGACAGATCGTTTTTAGCTTCGGTAATGGGCGTAGAAGAGACTGTTTCAGCACCCAGATCAACAGCCTTGGCTTCCAGCTTGTTGGTTCCCATGCTGTTTTCACGCTCCAACAAATCGTTGTAGCGGTCAATCAGGTCTTTGTAAATCTCTTCTTGCTCTTTGATTGGCAGAATTGGAACGTAGCCGGTCAGCTTACGAATGTCTGCTTCTGAGGCTTCGTTTGGATCTTCACCCAATTTCAAAGCGTCTTTACCGCCAAGGGCTTGGTGAACTTCTGGGTTGTCACGCAAGAACTCTTGAGCAACTTGACCGCCGTATTCGTTCATGAAGTCCACAGCACCTTCAGCAGTAACAGAAGACTTACGTGATGCCGTGGTGTTGGCATTCAAAGATGCCATCTTCTTGAGCAGCACCGCAGCTGGACGCATCTCAGCCGGAATGTCAGCCATCATCTGCGAGTAAGCAGGGGAAATGATCTGACCTGTACGATGCACACGGCCAAGCATCTGCATGTGTGTATCAATGTTCTTCTCTGGCTGAACAATGATCATGTGGCGTTTGCGTTGATCTTTAAACTTGTCTGACGCATGTAGGGATAAACCCGTAGAGCCAGCTTGGTTCAAAATGATCACATCAGCCGTGCCATTGTTGAAAGCACGAACCGCACCGACACGCTGTTTAATGTTGGCTGAACGTGAAGTCAGGATTGGTGTGCCGCTTTCGTAATTCAACGTCACAGTACGGCCAGTAATCTCTTCCGTTTTGTAACCCGCTTTACGCAACTCGTTGTGCATGTAGTCGATGGGAGAGATTGGAGCTTCGCCGAACCCAGCGTTCTCAATGAAATCTCTGATCTTGTTGTACTGAGCAACCATCTCAGGACCCAAATCCTCGTCGGTCAAACGGTACTCTTGCGTTTGGTTGCTGCCGGGAGACTTGATCCTCAACATGCGTTGTTTTTCCAAATAACGCATGTACAAATCTTTGAATGACAAGTTCACTGGATCGCCAGTGTTGATGCCCATTTCATCTGCGTAGCTTTGCAAAAAAGAACCCATGGTGTTGGAGACGGTCATCACAACCTTCTCGCCAGCTTTCAGCCTTGCAATTGCATGGTCAACCGATGATTTGGCTTTCAAAGAAAGCAACATCTGATCAATCAAGTTGTGCATGATTGATCCAAAGTTTGCACTTTGAATCGTAGTTTTCTCACCAGTAACAGCTGCTCTGCCGCCTGATTTGTCCAAACTCTTTTGCAGCTCTTTGACAACCAGCTCTTTGGCACGTGAGAAGGCAAGCACATCACGCATAGATGTGGCCATGTTCTCAGCCGTCTGTTTATCAACCTTGGTTTCCACGGTGTCATAAGACACGCCAGCAAAGGTACGTTCACGACGAATGTACTGGCCAGCCTTGGTAAGCATGTTGGCCACGATCTGCTGCATAGGAATGCCGCCGTTTTTGATCGCTTCAGCCAACTCGGAAATCTTGTTCACAGCCAGCTTCATATCTGTGCTGGAATAAAGATCCATCACATCAGGGCGTTTTGCGTATGTAGCAGACGAGAAGAATGTTCCAGATGCGTTATTAACGAGTTCACGAACAAATGATGCACGGCCAGTAGACAATCCTTTGCCTTCTTTTTGGGCTTCACGTTGTTCTTTGGTACGAGCTTGAGTCTCGCCCCCGCCACCAGCGTTGTGGCTTTCATCAAAGATCATGTAGTTATCAGCACCCCAGTTCTTGATGAACCGTTGACGTTCAGTTTCTTGACCTTTGACGTTTTGCAGCTGGCTGTACGTGGTGAAGATCACCTTGTAATCACCCAAACTGTTTGTCATACCTTTCATCATGTCGTCCAAAGCCTTGCCAGACTTAGGAGCTTTCAATGTCAGGTTGTTTTCTGTTACCTCGCCATTGACGTTACGCAGCAAAGTGTAGGGAATAGATTCACTACCGTTAGTAATGAAGATCTTTGGCTTGTTGGTATCCAACCCCAGCTCGTTGGTCATGCCAATATCGTCTAAGTCTCGGATCATGTCCGAGTACAGGTTTGGCTTCTCAGTAACGAATATAGGGGTCTTGTCGTGAACCAAGGCGTACTTGATCATGGCCGCAACCACACGGCCTTTACCGATACCGGTCTGGTCGCCAATGATGAAGCCTTTACCTGCCTCGGCATTGCGAATGGCCAGAGTCAAGGCATCAATCTGTTCCGCAGAAAACTTCTCACGCAAAGTTTCTGGATCCATTTCCAGAGCTTCAGCCACATAATCGTCTACGTTTCCAACGCTGCGTTCGACTTCATCAAGAGAATTGATGATGGACTGAGCCATCGCCCGTGGCACCAATGTACCAACAGATGAGGCGTTTGAATGCGGTTCATAAGCAACTTGATGGCCAGTTTCTGTTTCTTGGCCACGTCGGTCTTTTAATCCAGACTCGACTCGTGTACCTGAGACAACGCTAGGTCCACCCAGTTCGCTAGGCTTGTTTCGTT